GACAAATATCAGTAGCATTATGACAGAAACAAACAAAAAAGTTGGTTTACCCGATCCATTCGCAACCAACGCAGAGAAAAAGAGTAAAAGCTACGGTATTCAGGTAGCAAAAGTTATTGAATCGGATTGGTTCAATGGAGAATCAGGTGAATATGGCAAAAGACGAGATTGGATTCATAATAAAAGACTATGGATTCGAGGAAAGCAAGACATTAAAAAGTACAAAGAACACGTTGCAAGACAAGAGGGTGATTTAACTTACTTAAACTTAGATTGGAAACCGTTAAACATTGCTGAAAAGTTTTGCAATATTGTAAGTAGTGGTATTCGTGATGAATATTATCGCTTAGATATTAGGGCAAATGACAAAATTTCTGTCAAGATTAAGAATGACAAAATGGAACAGCATAGAAAGAATATGCGAAGTTTGCCATTATTACAAGATGCAAAAGCAAAGTTAGGCATAGATTTAATTCCAAAAGGTTTTATTCCAGAAGATGAAGAAGAATTGCAGTTATATACAGAATTAAAAGACCGACCTAAAATCGAGATTGCCGAAGAATTGTTAATTGACTATGTTAAAAGAACGAACAAATGGCAAAACATAGAAGAACAGAAAAATAAGGATTTGGTTCAAATTGGTATTGCAGTTTCAAGAACTTATACAGACCCTCATAATGGTGTAGTTCCTGTTTATGTTGACCCTGAAAACTTTGGTCATAGTTACGTTGAAAGAAATGATTTTAGCGATGCGACTTATTTCTTTGAAATGAATAGTTTGACTTTGGCTGATATTAAAAGAGAAAGTGATTTTAACGATAAAGAATTAAGGGAAATTGCTAAGAATTTTGGTAAGAAAACACACGCTGTAACTAACATAGATTCTTGTGATTTGCAAGATATTTTATCAGTCAAAGTAGATATTATGCGATTTTCGTTTAAAACATCGAAAACAACCGTATGGAAAAACACTTTAAAAGATGGCAAAACGATAAAATTAGTCAAAAAAGAGGAAGATTATGTTGCTGGAGAAGATGGTAAGGACTATAAATTCATTAAAGACACTAAAGATACTTGGTTTGAGGGTAATTTTGTCTTAGGAACTAATTTTATTTATGGTTACAAAGAATGTGAGCATATTGTAAGAGATGAAATGAATAAAGCAAAATCGCCTTATACAGTTAGAGCAACCGACATTTACAAGAATGAATTACACACATTTTCTGATAACATAGAAACCCCTGCTGATGAAATTCAATATATCCATTTGAAAATTCAACATTTGGTTGCGGAATTGAAACCTGATTTAATTACTATTGATTTAGACCAATTGGCTGAATTAGATAGTGATGGTAAAAAAGGTGATACTTGGAAAACTGCCTTGAATTTATTGAACGTAAAAGGTGTGGTATTTACCAAAAGAACCGATTTGGGCGATATGGGTATAAAAGACAGTCCAGGCGCAAGGTCATCACCAACAAATCAAGGTACTGCATTAGCCGCATTATTAAATGTTTGGGCGCATTACTACAATATGATACGAGATATTACGGGAATTAACCCTGCAAGAGATGGTTCATTATCGCAAGACGCTTTATTAGGTGTGAATCAGATGGCGCAAATGGCAAGTAATACGGCAACAGACCATATTGTAAGAGCTTCGGTAGATTTTAACAAAAGCCAATGTGAATTAATTTCAAGCAGAATACACGGTATCTTTAAATCTAAACAAGATGGCGCAAAAAGATTGCAAGAAGTTTACATAAGAGCAGTCGGAAAACATATTGTGGATGCTATGGAAGTTATGGGCGACAGACATTTACACGATTTCGGGTTTACAGTTGAAATGATACCTACACAAGAAGAAATGGCTGATTTTAAAGCGGATTTAACTTTGGGAATACAAGAAGGTACAGTTGATGTAGAAACCAAAGCAGAAGCGGTTATGATAGCGCGAACCAATATTAAAATGGCTACACGTTATTTGCTTTATAAAAGACGTAAGAAAATCAAGGAACGTATGGAAGAACAAAACAATACGATTCAAATGCAAACTCAAAGTCAGGTAGAATCGAGTAAGGCAGCAGCACAAAATCAGATTGAATCTTATGGTATGAAAATTAAGATGGATTTGGAATATCAGTCAGGTATGGCACAAATCGAAGCATTAAAACTTCAAGCCAAACAACAAATTGAAGCACCCGTGCAAGACAAAGAATTTCAACAAGAAGTTTATTTGAAACAATTGGAAGTTGCGAGTAACTTTAATCTTAACAAATTCAAGGAAACGGAGAAAAAGTTAAGAAATGACCAATCAGGAACAATACAATCTAAGTTAATTAAACAGAGAATAGACAAGTCTAATCCGATTGATTTTGAGAACAACGTATTTGGTAATATTTTTAATAACCTATAAAAGAAAAAGCAATGGTATATAAATTTGAAACACGAGGTGGTTATTTTGTAATTACAAATACAGTAAATAACAGCGAAATATTAAGAAAATCACTAACGGATATTTATCCTATTATACGTGGTGATACTATATTTTTTTATGATATTACATCAGACCAGCTATTGCCCGATAGTAGTGGTTATGAATTTTCAGAAGTAATTGACGTTAACGGTAAGTTTTTTACATCAAAATCAGAGTTATTAGGATGGGTTGAAAACAATATAGGATATAGAAAGGCAAATGAAGGCACGAGAGTAATTTTTGAAGATTCGGCTAACTTTGATGCTTTTAGTAGATTAAGAACATCACAGTCAAAAGGTTTATTCGATTCGCAATTCACTTATGATTTACAACCTCTTTTATTTGAGCAGATTGCAAGCGGAGGAACAATAGCGCACGATACGGTTAATAGAAACTCTTTAATGACATTTACAGATGCGGTTGCGGGAAGTGAAGTTAAAATGCAAACCTACGAGCATTTCAGATACACAAGTGGTAAAAGTCAATTAATAATGATTACCTTTAATTTTAACGAAGCGGTAGCCAACACTTTAAAATTTGCTGGATATACTAATGGAACTGAAGGCGTTGAATTTAGGCTAAATGGCTTAATACCCGAAATGGCAATATTATCAAGTACTGATGTAGGCAATCAGATTATAGCACAATCAAATTGGAATTTAGATAAACTTGACGGTACTGGACTAAGCCGTATAACTTTAGATATATCAAAAGCACAAATTTTAGTAATAGATTTCCAAGCATTATATGTTGGAAGGGTGCGGGCTGGTTTTGATATTGATGGTAAGATTTTTTATGTACACGAATTTAGAAATGCTAATAATACAATTACTAACTATTTAAAAACTGCTAATTTACCTTTAAGATGCGGGATGAATTGTAGCGATACGGTAAGTACCACAATTAATTTTATTTGCTCAACCGTTATACAAGAAGATGGTTTTGGTAATAGCGAAGGATATGATTTTACGGCAAGTGGGGCGGTAACAGCAGGTAATGGAACGGCAACACATATTTTATCTGTTCAGCCAAAACCAACATTTAATTCAATAGAAAATAGGGCAAAATTTATTTTAGAAAACTTTAATATTTTAGTTACGGGGAATAGCCCTATAAAATGGCAACTTTGTTTAGGAACAACTTTAAGTGGCACTACGGCTTTTGATGATGTAAATACAACTTACTCAACATTTGCAACAAATACATTAGGAACATTAAGTGGAACACCTGATATAGTTGTAGCAAGTGGCTTTATTAGCGCAACGGCACAAGCAAAAGGAGATGTTAATGCAACAGTACCTTTTAAATATCCGATTACATTAGATGCTTCAGGTGCAGTTAGAGAGATGGGGAGATTAACTTTATTGGTTACAGGTTTAGGAGGAACATCAGCTTGTCAAGCATCAATTAATTGGAAAGAAATCAGGTGATATTTTTAATACAAATTAATCGTATGTATTAATATTATTCGTACATTAGTATCTTTCATATTTCTTTTTATTTTAGTTTATTTTTAGTTGAATTACCCGATATGTAACAATATCGGGTTTTTTTGTGCCTATATGTACCAATAATATTAATTATTTATACTACTATAAGAAATATTTATTACATTTGTTGTAATAATAAATTATATTTATATGGATTTTGGGATAAAAAACGATTTTGAAGCGAATTTAGGGAAGGGATTTGAACCAGCAACAGCACCGATTGTACCTGATGTTCAGGAAGAAGAAAAGGTAATTGCGCCAATAGAAACTACGATAGAGAAAGTTGATGAAGTTGTAGAAGAAAAAGAAGTTGTTTCCGCAGAAAAAGAACTTACACCAGAGCAAATTGTCGCTTATTTTAAGAAAAACGGTAGAGATGTAGCCAATGTAGATGACTTATTTAAAGAAAAAGAGGTTAATAAATATGAGGGATTAATTGACGATGAAGATGACGCTTATTTCAACTAC